TTTCTGTCCCAGGTCTCTAATGTCTATACCGATGTATCTATTCAGTCTTTGACCGCCACAACCGAGATTGAGCATTACCTTTTTATCTTTGACTTGAGGGTATCTTCTTGTCATATGTTTTTGGGGTCAAACGCTTCTTCCCAACTATCAACGACCTTGTTAATGTCCCTATTTTCTTTTACCCACTTTACTTGTTTCTCTTTTAGATTGTTTCTGAATTTCTCGTCAACAATAAGTTTTTCCAGTTTCTTAACCCAATCCTTGACATTGTTTTTGGCGGTATAACCAACCTCTTTATTGTAGGGCAAGACGTTGGAAGCTAAGGTAACTGCCCCTGTTGAAGCATACTCGTAAAACTTGACACAACTCTTGCTGTGGTTAAACTCGTTATCCTTTAAGGGTGCTAACCCAATATCAATACTGAGACTCTGCATCAAAAGAGGATACATTACCGGTGGATAGAAAGGCACGTGAAAGAACTTTACGTTCTTCATTTTCTTATACCAATCAACTGCTTGCTCTAAGTAGAGCTTTTTTTCCGGTCTTAATCCGTGTTCTAATACTTGTTCGTATTGCCATATTTCAGCTTCCAGTGGTTGTCCGCACATCCCCTGTAAAACAAATTCAACATCGTGTTTCTTTTGGATTTCCAATAAGACATCTGTTATAAGCCCCAAGTCTCCCCAGTGGGAAGCCGCACCTGTATATCCTATCCTTATCCTGTTCTTTTCCATTTTGTCTTTTCCTTTGCCTTTGAATAAGGAATAATCAATAGCGTTAGGACAAACATAGACGTTCTTATTAAACTTCTTCAGCTTCTTTGCCAATTCGGTAGTGGTAGTGGTAATAGCATCACACTCGTCCATCAAGTGCTCATACTGTCTTCTTTTTTCGGTGGATACCGCTACAGAAGGATTGTCGGGATTAACTGTCCATAAATCATCATCTGTTTCATAAACCACCTTTTTGCCCAACTTCTTGAAGTTTCTCATCGTCACTAATGGGTCAATAGGATATGTCCTACTAAACACTACTGTGTCCGGAAACTTCATCATATCTTCGGGGATACCCCTACCTGAGTTTAACGCCAAAAAATGAACATAGTGTCCTTTCTGCTTTAGAGCTTTGGAAGGTATATGGTTTCTATAAAACCAACAGCCATTATTAAAAGCATAAGGGCTATCCAAAATATAAAGTATCTTCATAGGTTTTTCTCTATAAAGTTAATAAATCTTTTATTTTCTTCTATCTGAAATTGCATATTAGCCAACTCCTCTCTCCGTGATTCGTCTCCCTCCAATACTTTCTCGGTGAGATAAGCCTCTAAAATGTTAAGAATAATTAAGTCCTCTTTCTTTTTATTAAGAAATTTGAACCTAAGATATTTTTGAAGGAACTTATCAAAAAGTTTCATATTGTCTCTTCCTCTCGCCAACTGGGGTAACGTCCGAGAGGTAATTACCCCAGCTAAGCGACAATTAGTTATTGTTAGTTCAGTCCTACGACTGGAACATTCAAGAAACGGCTGGAATTCTTGGTGAATACCTTGTCTCCGTAAACAGTGAATGCTTTGACGTAATAACCGTGTTTGTCTGAGACTTTGTCAATCTGGACTGCTGGCTCTTTTTGAACAACCAAGTCAATCGCTTTTGACTTACCCATATACATACACTGGTAATTAGCATCAATCTGGCCGGATAAAGCTGAGATGTCTCCAGAGGGAGAAGTACCTGTAGGAACGTTATTGGAAACATAAATGTGGAATCCCATAAAGTCTCCAGCATAACCATTTCTCAATGTAGCGTCTGCTACGTTGTAACCTACTGAGGTAGCTTTACTCTCAATTAACTGAGCAAACTGTGGTGAGACAATTGCAATCCAGTCACCAGTTTCTGATACATTAGCCTGTCTAAGCTTTGAACGAGCCAAAGAAAAGATACTAATAATATTAGCTGTGGTAGCTGTAATTGCGTGTCCGTCTGTTCCACCGGGTACTAAATTGTCTGCGTCACAATCTGTTCCGTCCTTTATTCGCGTCAATGCGTGAGTGTCAATTGCGTCCTTTAATTGGTAAGCAATTTCATTCTGCAACTCAGTCCTCATATTTACATTGGCTTGTAATTGCTCTACGTCATCAATATAAACGGTAACTGTCTTGTAAGCAGATACGACTAAGTCATCAGTGTGCCAGTCTTGGTCCTGGGCGGTTACTGACCGACCGGGAGTATAAGTCTGGGCTGATAAACTGTCAAAATACTGCTTGTGAAGTGTATCACCGTATGTTAATGTCTGACGTTCGTCTAAATTACAAACTTCTTTTGCGACCAATGTTTTATACAAAGGTATCTGAATAGCTTGCGACCAAATCTCAGGCGTTATTGCACTAACGTCATTTGATACTGTTTTTGAACCTCCTGCTACTGCCATTGAAGTTCCCTAACCCTTATTATTGTGGAGGTCTGGGCTTAGGAAATGGGTTTACAAAGCCCTGCTTAGCAAGATACTCTGCTTTTTCGTCAATGCTCATATCTCTTAAAGATTTCTTTTCCTTGCTCTCTACTGCCTCCTGTTTTGTTGAGGGTTCGGGTATTGAGTTTTCTTTTGCGACCTTTTCTCTTCTTGCAGTGATAGCATCATTTACCCATTCGTCCTTTGCGGCTTTTAAAATACCGTCAACTGACTTATCGGTAGCATTCCGAGTAACAAACTCAATTTCTTCCTCATTAAACTTTTCCAATGCCTTAGCCAGTTTGACAATCTCCATAGGATTTTGTTCTGGTTCTTTTGAGGCATCTTTGGTTTCTTGAGGAACGTTGTGTTTGGAAAGCTCTTCTTGAGCCTTCTCATACTTTTTTCGGAAATGTTCCTTCTGGGCAAGAGCTGACTGCAATTCCTTGCTGTCTGATTTTTCTTCGGTTTTCTCCTCAGGAGTTTCAGAGGACTCCTCCTCTTCTTCGTTTTTAGGAGTTTCGTTCTCCTGTTTTTTTTCTTCTTCCATTTTTATAACTTTAGTGTTATTTTCATTTTTACGGGTTTAGTCCCAACGACTATTTTTAAATGTATTGATTCTGTTTTTTTTGTTTCGGGGGAGTTTTCAATAATTTCAAATCTCTCAAAACACTTTCAAGAATAACGGCCGCCTTTACTGATGCCTTACCGTCCATCTCAAAGTTCTGGGCATCATAATTTCTACCATCTCTTAATTTACCAATACGCTCCATCAATTCTTCTTCTAAGGCGTCACCCACTACTGAGCGAGCCAACTTTTTTAATTCTTCGCGTCTTTGTTGTTTGTTCATAAGGTTTGTTGAGTTTCCCCTTGAGTGGGCATATTAGGGACTGCTGGCCTTGATACTCCACCCCCTGCTCCCTTAGGAGCGGCTTGTTGAGCTAACTGCTCTATCCCCATTGGCTTTGAATCTGTTTCAAAGTCGGTGGGGTTGAGTCCGGCTTGTTCCATTATCTGGTTAAGGAATTTCTTTTTGGTTGGGTCTGATAACAGTGTTGGGTCGGTTGTAAGGGCCTGAAGAATGGCGAAAAGATTTGAAGCCTTTGCTTGTGTGTCCAGTGCTTCGCCGGTAATAACAATATCAATCTTGTATTTCAGGTTGTCGTAAAAACCCCCGGGTATTTTGATTAGCTTTTCTTTATCTCTCTCAACCCTTTCTTTGGTCAGGGTTTTGAGAATCTCATATTCGCCCTTGGATGGTATTTTGTTATTATCAAAGACAAAGTTCATAAACCTGTCCTTGGCTTTCTTTTCTATTATCAGGTTATTAAGGTGGTCTAAATCTTCACCGGCTATTCTCAAAATATGCTCGGTGTTGTTCTGTTTCTTGAATCCGGGAATAATCACCTCATATAACATATCCTTAATAGCCATCGCCACATTTTCTCTAATCTGCTCAAAGTAGGAACTGGCTTGCGCCTGAGCAATCTGCATAGCCCCTAATGTAGTACCGGAAGGCCCGGTCTCTCCCCTCATCGGGTCTTGGGAAAATGTCAATTCATCTCTATTGGAAAGCCATTTTTGTATTTCCTGGTAATAATAAGCAAGGTTGCGGTCTGCCATATCAATCTGGCTAATATCCTGCTCAACATTAAGTATCTCGCCATTATCTACATCAGTTAAGAGATTGCGGTTGACACCCTCATCTTTGGTTTGCCATAGTCTTAGGGTTGACCAATAAGATGATTTGACCTGCTGGTTTGATATTTCGTTTATCCTTATCTGCGGGTCAATCAGCATTTCAACCCTGCCAACACCCAGCCATCTGCCAGGTATTTTTTCCCAATGGAACTCCCTATATGGGTGGTGTTCTACTTTTTCCTCGTTTAAGAGAGTTCCCTTGCGGGGTAGTATTTCCCCTGTTGCCTGGTCTTCAATATCTTTACCGACATCAGCCACTATTACCCTTTTATAGGTATAATCGTTGCCATCTTTCACCTCGCCATACCTTTCATAAACTCTAATATGGGAAACACCCCTCATCTGATAAAACTCTTTAAGGGTTTTATTGATATTCTTCCAGCCTTTTTTCTTGGCTATTTTCCGGAACTCTATTGGGGTATAATTATGAGATTCAATAATATAGTTTGCCTGGTCTAAGGTGTCAGCTGATTGCTCAACGAAAAAATTTCTTAAATCAACAAAGTGAATCTTATTGTCAATTATTTTAAGAACAACCGAGCCGAATATGGGCAGTTCGTGAAATATCCTGTTAAGGGTCTGACCGAACTTTTGGTCTTTCATCCAAAACTTCAAGTCTCTTTCAAAGAACCACGTTCTTAAGGGTGAACCACCGCCGGCGGTCTGGATTTTGATATGTTTGGTGTCAAAATCAATCGCCTTTGTGCCTATATTACACGGCACCCTGGTGATGTTATAGAAGTATTTTCTGTCCCCTTGGTCGTCAAAATCCCCTGACTCGTATTTAGAGTTGTAATAGAATATAATCTGCTCTATTGTTGCCGGCTGATTGAACTCAAAGCCATTAACAATCTTAATATTATCATCCCTGAACTCAGATATTTCTTTTTTTATTGTGTCTATTATCATTTTATTGTCCCGTGTTCCAATCCACGCAAAAGCTTCAAAGCCCTCTTGGCTTTGGCGATAGAATTACAGGTTTGTTTCTTCTTCCATCGTCCAGTAGCTTTTGAATAAATTGTTTTGCCACTTCTCTTGTAGGGCATAGATTAAAGATTGAGAATTTCGTCAGCTAACCGCTCAATTAACTTGAGCTCCATTGTCCCTTTCGGGTCAACATCCCAAGCCCTGGCGGCTCTCTTTAGGATATCAATTACCTTTTCTCTTTTGTTTTCGTCTTTTTTCTTTTTGAACAACATAGTTTTTTAGTTATTTTTAATTAAACCTTTATAAGTATTGAAACCTCTTTCTGCGTATGGGCTTCAGTCTTCTTATTTTCTTTTTTCTGGCGATTGACGGATTGAGTTGCCAATAAGCCAATAGTGTGCTCATTACATCGTCATCATGGAAGTTGCGCTGTGCCCCCGCCCCCTTCTGTTGGGCGCTATCTGACCAGACAAAGGTCATAAACTCATTGATAGTCTTTTGGTCGTAGATTTTTGGAAAGTCGGCTCTTAATAATTCCTGAAAGTTGCTGATAAGGGCTTGTTTTGATTGATAGGATGTTTTCCATCCCAGTTTTGATGTGTCCTTATCAAACTTTTCATCATAGACCTTCCGTTCAAAGACTCTTAAATCACGGATTTGGAGGAGCAGTGCCTGTCCCGAGGCGTTAGCTTCCGGTATAATGAGTGGTTTGTTGTATTTGTAATATAAAAATTTAACTTTTTCCCCTAAGGCGGAAATAGGTATTTTGCCGTTGTATTTAGCCACCTTTGTGCCATTATCGGCAACAACTGATATGGATGATGGGTCAACTGAGCCCTCTGAGGGGTCAACACCTATCTGGTATTTGACGCCCACCTTGGGTTCTTCATATATCTCACAGCCTTCTTCCACAGCTACCGGCACACGAGGAACGAATCTTTTGATATATTCTTGAGCGAAGACCGCTTTTTCGGTCATTATCTCAGGCGTCCACTCTCCATAAACGAAACGCTTAACATAATTCTCATCGTGATTTAATTGGTCTTCAATGTAGTCTGCGGGAAGATTAGCTTTGTTATCCACCATTGAACTCTCTACCACTTCGGTATTGGGAGCGGGATTGGCTTTGAAAAAGTCGTATGCCCAGAAATTGGCGGGATTGCACGTCATATTGCCCTGCCTCCAAGGGACGTCTTTTCTTCTTAAACGGGAGTTGAGGGAAAAGAACACATCTCTTTCCACCTCTTCCAATTGGTCAATAAAGTAAGCACCCAGGTTCAATCCTTTAATTTTTTGTTGAGCCTTCTTAATGTCCGCCAGAGAGCCCTCCTGTAGAGCATCCAGCCCAAAGAGGACAATTTTAGAACCATTAAAGAACTTAATAATTCCATCTTTAACGCGGTGGGTATACCACTTGCTATACATCAGGTCAAACAAATCGGGCAACACTGTTAAATCAAGGTCTGATAGATGTTTTCTGCCCAAGAGAACGGTATTATTGGGATAACAGAGGCACATCAGTATCATCTTAACGGCCAGGGTAAGTGATTTTCCCGAACCGTAGCCTCCTACCGAGAGAACAAACCTTTTTTTTGAATTGATAAACTTGGCTTGATTGGGCAGGAAAGTGATTTTCTTTTCACCTAAGTCATAGGTTTGGATTTTCTTGCCTTTTGCCCATTGTTTTCCCAGTTCGGACATCTCTTTTTGAAATTGGTTAAGGTTCATTCTCTAATGCCCCTGTAATGCATTCTTTGGTGCCTTACAGAGGTTTTTATGGTTTAGTTGGGTAATTAGTTGAAGTGGGTTGTGTTGTGATGTGGGTTGAATAATTGAGCTGTGTGATTGGTGTATATATAATAAATCACAGAAAATCAATTTGCCCCTTACTCCCCCCCCCTTATCAATTATCTCTATCAATTGAGTATAATCAAGCTTATATACAGAACTATTTTAAGCTATAATTGGCTTCCTGGCTCTTTATCAGCTAATTGGTCATTTAATTGCTCATTTCTTTTCCCACTCTATAGCCACTCTACAATAACTCTACAATGCCTCTAATATCAATTCTATGGCACCTATCAGCCGTTTTTATTATAAAGTAGTATAATTCGTAGCTCGTATGCTATTTGCTCTTAAATCAGCTTTAAATGGCTTTTTTTTATTGGTCTGAGTTTAATTGGCGAGTGTGTGTAGATATAACTAGTCAACAGGTCAATTCTTCCATCACTTCTTTGCCACTTCTTCTATCAATCAATTCATCAAACAGCTCTATCAATCCTTCTATCAATCAGCTAATAAGCTCTCTTGTCTATTACTTCTCTATTACTTGTCTACTCTTGCTTGCTATATCTTATTTCCGTGGCGTTCAGGGACAATCAGATAATCATTGGTCAATCCTTACTGACAGTTATATGCAAGTCTCCGGCTTCAAAGTCTTGGTTGTCTTTGGGGTATGTTCCTTTTAACCTGTAATACATATCAACTGCCTTATTCTTTGCTCCTTTGTCTTTATCTTGTTTTATATTCTTTCTGTGTTCAACAAAAACTTCCTCTTCTTTTAAGAGGTATTGTTCAATCAATTCATTAAACCCTTTGGATTCTGTTAAATCTTTTGGGCGTTTGGATGTTGTTTCGGTATATCCTGCTTCTCTCATAGCTTTACCAACACTGCTTTTATTCTTCACAATGTTTTCTACTGCTTTTTTTTGTTTTATTGTTGCCATTTTATATTCATTAATGATAAGTAAAGGTCAGCCAATCGCTCCTTTTCTTTTTCTTTTCTTTTGGCTGCTCTGTTGTCTTTGTATTGTTTATTTTTATGTCTTTTTTTGGCTGGGGTCTTGACAAGCATTTTATTTTTTGATAGTCTATTAATAGATTAGAAAGTTATCAACAGGTTAGGGTCTTGACAAGGTTTTGATAAAGAGTATAATGAAAGTAGAAACATAAAAGGTCGTAAGTAAATAATTTAAACAAAAATATGAAAAAAGAACTATTAAAACAATTGGCGGACCTAACAGAAGAAAATGATCACATAGGAGCAACGGCATTAGTAGCTAAAGAACTAAAGTTGGAAGAGTTTGAAACTATCTTTGAAAGTATTAAGAGGATAAGAGCCACAGAAGGGTTTCTTTCTCCTCATCTCTGTCACTACTCTGCTGAAAAAACGAACGAAATGCTTGAAGTTATTCAAGAAAAAAAAGGAAGAAAGTTTGTGGAAGAATTATCCCGCGTCCTATAACATCGGCTTTTCCTTCTGTCCGTTTCTCTGAAGAGCAGAAGCGGGCAGAAATGAGGAGCTGAATCCTTAACAATTGATTACCCGTCTTATTCGCTCTGCCTTAATGACATTTAATATAATCATTTAACTACAAGCAGGGTTCTAAAGATGAGATTCCGGACTAAATAATATTATGTTGCCGGTTAAAATCTCTCTTCGCCCTTCTTATAGCTCTATCAATGTCTGTTAAATGGCATTGGCAGGGCTATAAGAGGGGTGAATTAAATGAGATATTATGAAAAGGTTAAACAAAGAGAAAAGTTCAAGGAAGTTGCTGAGTTTATTATCTGGGCATTTGGAATGGTCACTATGATATTCTTTTTTGTCTGGGTTTTTCCAATAATGCTCGGCTATTAAAAACTAAAAAATCATTTTTGTCCGCTCCGTTAAGGGGCGGTTTTTTTAGTGGCCTTCTACTCTTAAATACAGATTTTAGCTGAAAAAAGCAAGGTTTTATTCGTCTTTAAGTCTTCTTAATCCTCTATTAAACCTATCGCTAACAGCTTGCCGTGTAATCTCTAAATCATCTGCTATATCTTCTTGCTTATCCTTGCTTAATACTTTTTTGGCTACTTCTCGTTGCTTAGGCGTTAACTCACTCAATCGCTCATTTGTTTGCTCTTCTTCGGCTATTCTGTCCTCTGTTTGAGAGTTATACCCAATGTCAAAGCCCTTCTCTTGTATCTCATCCAAGCTAATTGGCTCATTGTTATATTGTCTGGCCAAGTCTCTGATTTTGTTGCGACATACGATATATGCCCAATCCTCATAACTGCCCTTACTTTTATCGTATTTATTCCGGTTCTCCCATAAATGAAGCCTCAACTCCTGGGCAATGTCTTGCCACTCAAGGGGCGGGATGTTGTAGGTTTTTGCTAATTTAACTATTGTTTGGTCAAAGTTTTCTAACATAAAAAAGACACCTTAAATTATTTAAGTTTGAAGGTGTCCTCGTAAGGGCACTGACCACAGAAACCTCGTAAGGTTTAACTGTTATTCAATTGATTTATTTGTTCTTTATAATAACTATAAAGATTTTCTAATTCTAATTCAGTGAATTGTTTAATCTCATTTTTCTGTCTCAACTTCCTTTGGAGAAATCCAAACCCATATTCTTCTTCTAACTTCGCGTGAAAAATATCATAATTTCCTCCCTTTCCTACATTACAACTATAACATTGAGGTCGGCATATCTCCTCATCAAAAAGGATTGAATTACCCCTACCACCAAACCCGTGTCCACATTGCATCTTCTTCCAATATTTCACTTTTCCACAAGTGTAGCACCTAACATATCCATTCTTGGCATACTTTAATCGGATATACTTTGAGAACATTTCTACAACTTTTTCTTTCAATTTTTGCTTCTTTGATTTTTTTCTTTTTTTCTTCATCTATTTAATTGCCTGTTTCTCCAGTCTTTTTTTTCGGGTATTTAACATATCTCTCAAACTTAATAATTGCCCGGATTAGAATAGTTTCTTTACATTTCGGGCAGACAACTTCAGTTTCCCAACCGGGACTAACAGCATCATTTAGGTTTTGTAGTTTTTCCCCGCAGTTTGGGCAATTGATTGATTGGGGTTGAAAATTCATTTAAGCGTGTTTACATTTTATCCACTCGTCTAAAGTGAAATGGTGGCGTTTTGATAGCGCTTCGTCTATTGTTTTACATTCAGGTCTCATAAAATCCACATAAAGCCTATCGGTTGAATAATCTCTGTATGTGCCAAGTTTAAAATTGCTTGATAAGCCAACCTTTTCCCCTTTTACTTCGTAAAGAATATCCCCTCTTTCATTCCTATCTATCTCTTCCGCATTTACTTCTTTTAAGAGTTTCTCGGGAGAATAGACAGAAAGAGCGACCATTCTATGCTCAGTGTTACTTATCTCTAAAATCTCCTTAAAAGTAATCTTGTTGTTATAGAGCTTATAGGCTAACTGATAAGGAATAAGATGACGGTTGAAATAAGCAATTGAGCAATCTTTAGGAACCTTTATGTCGTTAAAGATTAAGTTAGGGTTGTTGTGGCAATAAACCCTTTCTGCCTTAGGGAGGTTGAGCTGGGTAAGTTGGTTGTTGGAGCAATCAACCTCTTCTGCCTCAGGGATGGTGAGTTGGGTAAGTTGGTTGTTGTGGCAATAAACCCTTTCTGCCTTAGGGAGGTTGAGCTGGGTAAGTTGGTTGTTGTCGCAATCAACCCTTTCTGCCTCAGGGATGGTGAGTTGGGTAAGTTGGTTGTTGTAGCAATAAACCCTTTCTGCCTTAGGGAGGTTGAGCTGGGTAAGTTGGTTGTTGTGGCACCAAACCTCTTCTGCCTCTAGAAAACCCTTTATTCCTTTGAGAGTTTTAAGATTTTGATAAGATATGTTCATAAATTAATCCATCACTTTTTCTAATTCTTTGGTGAAAGGATTATATCTTTCCTCGTGTTTAATAATATAAAAACCTCTTTCAATTATTGCAGTGTTATGTTCGGCTTTTTTTCCAGTATTGATGTTAAAATGGTCAATCTCTACTGGGTTCTTAACTGATAAGTAATAACCATTGTTATCTTGGTAAATGTCAAAGGAGTCTTCTCTCTCAATGGTCTTAACTCGGTGTTGATGGCCACTTCCTTCGCCAATAGCCACCACAAAAACACCGCTATGTTTGAGCTTCTTTAAGTTTTTTGGTAATTCTTTTAAGGGGTGAATACTAATGTCCCCGTGTTGTATATAGTTCATAATTTTATTTATCTTTTAACAGCTCATACAGATAACCCTCTGCGTTAAACATTATTGCACATAGGGCATCTATTATTCCGTCTCGGCTTTTATGTCCTCTATGCTCTAACCAAAAATCCATATAATGGCGAGCAAGACTCTTAGCGTAGACATCTTTGGGAATCCCTGCTTGCCAGTTGTCCGAGTCTCTCATCTTTCCGTCGGATTGAAAGCGGTGTTTATGCATATACTCGGCTCTCTTTTGGAGAACCAAGGGACTGAAGAACCCCTCATAGTCGTATTTGTCTTTTAAGTCATCACGGGTAGCACCCGTTCTAAAATGTCGCATAGATTGAACCACTTATATTATTCTTTTTCTTCTTTAATTATATCTTCAGCAATCTTTGTAAATTCTGTATTAAATTTATCCCTTAATAAAGCCTTTAACTCTGCTTCACCACTGATAGTTAAGTTTCCGCAGTTATCTATTAACCCTGCTTTATATTGCTTTTGTAAGGATGGGTTAAAAATCCTTTTTATTTGACTTGTTATTTTGTTCATAATTGTTTTGTTAGTTTTTATTTTTTCATTAAACTCACAAGGATATTGTTGGGGAAATGAATCAGCAGGATCAATCCCAAAAATATAACTTGCAGGAGCTCCCTCTTCAACCAATTCAAGTTGGCTTTCATTGAGGGCTCTGATATTCATTGCCCTATAATAATACTTGTAAAAAGAATCTACTTTGTCTATAGTAAATACATCTCCCAATCTCCAGCCATATTCGTAATCCCAAGGTTCTAATGCTATTACTCTTACTTTATCTCCAATCTTAAACTTCATATATTTAATGATTTTTTAATTTGTTCACCGACCTTTTTTTATTTCTTCTTTTTTCACATCTCACTTGATTAGTATTTTTAATTGTTTTTTTAAACTCCTTCCTTATAAAATCAACACTATTTTGGCTTAATCCCAAAGCACCGACCATTATTGACCCAGATTCTATCATTATATAAAGCTCTACTATGAGATTAGAATACTCGTCTTTTTCTCTTTTCATATTTTTATTGATTAGTTAGTGAGTATAAATATATCCCCAGACTAATAACATACCTACTATAAAAGTAGAAGTATCTCCATTGTGAAAAATAAAGGACACCAAAAGATATATTCCCATTAAAACGCCTACCGATTTTATTATTTCTTCTCTTTTCATATTTTTATTGATTAGTTAATTGAGCTTTTTGCTTTGAGGGAGTATTATAAGCCCTCCCTCTTGGCTATTTTAACTTTCTCTCGTCCCTATCTTGTAGATTTTTCCGTTCACTCTGTTCCATAAAATTATCACCTTTCCGTTCTTCCATTGCTTTATCCATATTTCGCAGTTTAATCCGTGGTTTTTTAGTTTCTTCCAGTGAAGTCTTATTAGGGTATTCCGTGTCATCTTCGTTTTAATCACCTCCTTATTCAGTTTTTAAGGTCTTAATAATTCTCTTTTGGGGAAAAGACAGCCCCAGTTCTATTACTTATCTGCCATTTAATAGACCCTATGGGATTTTCCCCCAAAAAAGAACTATTATTTCCTCCCTCAAGAGTAGGGCTGGTAGGATTGAACCTACGATTGGAAAGATGTCTCATATTTTCGGTAGCTATCTCCTATCTTTTGAGAAAGACTAACTGCGTTAGTCCTACCAGTTCACACCAGTATATCTTCGCCGCAGCCCCACACTTCAAAGAATAAATTGTTTTTTAATGAAATTTTATTTAGAGTGCCTATCTTCTGCATCTTGTTTTCCTTTTGTCCAAAAAAAACCTGAAAGATACCATAAACAACTCCAAAATATCATCAATAAAAATCCTATAATAATTGAACTAATAAATATACTCATATTTTTTTGTTTATTTTAGTTTTTGTTATTTTTTTCTATTATCTCTCAAATCCTCTTTAACTTCTGCTGACCAAACGACAAATGGACTTCCATACTTGCATTTTTTAAGATATTCCAGAGCATCCTTTCTTCTAAAATCGTCATTTTTCATATTGTTTTATTAGTTTTATTAGTTCTGGGTTCTCGTAGATATTACCGATGACTTCGCTAGATTTATGGTCATATTGTTTTTCACCCTCGCCCCAACCAACATTTTTTAGCCATTGAATCATATCTTTGACAACTTCGTTTCCTTCATTTCTATTATCATATTTAAAGTGTAAAATGTCTCCTTCGTAAATCTCCTTGCCTCGCCTATCGGTCAATCCAGTGAATTGTTGGATAACAAGGGTATGTAAATCTACTCCATTTTCATCGCCCCAGTAATATTTTATGTTTGCCATCGCTTCTAAAACAGTTATTGACGACAATATTTTGTTTTTCTTTTTATCCCAAGCCCTAAACTTTATTTCTCTCATATTTTTTTGTTATTTTAGAGTGCCTATCTTGTCAGGGATAGAAGACAGGCACTCATTACTTACCACTTATAGAACCAGTTCACGGGTCTTTCAAACTCATCGGGTGTCTTCTTCCAGCCATTTAAGGAATAGTAGCGTTTATCATAAAACTTTACTTCTTCGGGAATTATCCTATTGACAGAACCATCAGGCGCTATGTTCATTGAAACAATGTAGAATCCAATATGAGCGGCAATATGTTTTTTTCTCATAAACGGCGTTTGGTCTTCAACGCAACCAGCTAAGATTACACTTACATTTCTCCAGTTAAAGAATCCCAATTTATGGAAATGTCCGACTACTAAAATGTCAGGTTTTTCTCCGCCCTGTAAGGATTCAACAATTTTCTGCGGCTTATAGGACAGTGCATAACTTGTTCCGCCACCTGGGTGAAATAGTCTCATTCTTGTTGGCTTAGTGCCTACATCAAACAAGACATCAGCCTCTACATGTCCTAAGAAATGCAGGTCATTTCTGCCCATTTCCTTAGCTTCTAAGTTAATACTCTTACCAATATTGATATGCTCTCTTTGGATTATCCATCCCTCGTGGTCATCTGCTGTGATAAAGTGAGTGGTTATTCCTTTGCGTTGAGGATACTTGTCAATTAAGTATTGTATCTGGTCTTCCGTTCCGACATTAAAAACATCGTATTGGTTTAATCTTCCGTAGCCATCAATGATATTACCTGCGTGGAACATATCCTTAACGCCCTCGCTTTCAGCTATATCGTAGATAGAGTCTAAAACATCTAACCGTTGATACTTTGAGTTTAAGTGAGTATCACTCACTATACCAAACTTAACCCATCTGTGGTCGTAGATTTCCAGCGGTATTTTTACATCGTTGGTTGTCGGCGGTATTTCCCTTTCTAAAACTATCTTTTCATCTACAGCATTGACTAAAATGTTTCTGCTCTTTAAATCGTAGAAAGCATTTCTGACTCTTCGTGGCGGTTCATTAAAGACATCGCATAACTCTTCAACGGTGTATTTCTTTCTGGTATGAGCCAAATATTCATAGATGCGGTCAGCTAAGGTCTGGTTGTTTCTTTTTGCCTGAGAATTATCTCGGACATTTTTGAGTTTCAGTGTCCTACACTTCCACCTGACAGAACCAGCGGTTCTATTAAACTTGTTAGCAAGTTTCTGATAGTCTCCGTCCTTTAATGGCGGGTTATTGACTAAATAATCAATTTCTTTTCGTGTCCATTTTTTCACTCCAATCACCTCTTTTCCTTTTTTAAAAGAACGATTTTTTTTGTTCCCTGACTCTCTCATTTTTTTTGAGTTATCTTAATTATTCTTCCTCTTCATCTTCATCATCCTCGTCTTCTTCTTTTTCTTCTTCTTCAGTTTCAATTTCTGGTGTCATATTTTTTAATTGGTTATTTATTGAGCGACCTTTAATTACAATTTTTAGCTGTTCCCCATCTGTGTAAATACCCTTCTTCTATCATCCTGTCCGCGCATTTCCGTTGAATATCGGCATTCCAAATATCATTCGGGTAGTTATACTTCTCTACACAGAACTCTCTAAATGTATCTCTGCCGAATTGGAGTAGTCCATATTTTGGTTTTCCATCAGTATCACGGGGATTATAGGCATTCGGATTTCCTGTGGATTCCTCATAAATCAAGCAATCAATTAAACTGCCATAAACTATA